GCCCCAGATAGTAGCGCAGCGCCTCGCTGATCCCGTCATTCAGCTTGCGTGTGCGTGCTTGCCCTGCGTCACGGCTGAAAAACCGCTTGAGGCTTTCGCCAAGCGCGCTCATTGCTGCCCCCGATCCGCCCGAATATCCGTCAGCAAGTTCGCCTCGAACTCTGCAAGCTGGTCGTCGTAAGCGATGCCCTTTTCACGCAGCCACAAAACAACCGTCATGCCGCGCACCAATCGCTCCGGTATCAAAAACGTGTCAGCGTTTGACGTTATTTTGTCCTTACTGTCAGAAACCCAATTTCGCGTCAGGTAAGTGTATTTCGCCCCGTCGCTGTCCAAGGCTGGCGAAAACAGCAAAGCGCCACCGCTTATATGGCAATACGGCTGCGCGCTTTCCCTTGCCTTGACGAATGCCCAAGTTACCGGATCAACCACCATACGGACTGGTTGCCAATCGCTTTTGTTGAGGTATACCGCGCCGCTCTCCGCCATTTCTCGAAAATCTGTCGGCAGGGTATGCGATGAAACCGCACCGGCTGTTGTGTCTGTGGTAAAGAGCTGCGACCATTCCGCACGGCTTGCGATATCCCTTCCGGCTTGATTCATGTATTCAACAATTTGCGCAATATCCACATCCGTTGACGTGACCTGCGGCGTTTGCTTTTCCAAGCCAACTTCCGTCAGGACGGAAACAAGAACATCTTCTGCGCTCATATCTGCGTCCTCGGCATAACCACGGTATCAATGCGCCGCGCCCGCCTGTCGTCAGCCTTCACACCGACAAGCGCCATGTCGAACATCGTCTTGGCCGCAATGGCGCTTTCTGCATCATTGGCGTCCTTGTGCATTTCATACACCAAACCGCGCAAATACGCTTCTGGGTGCGATTGCAGCAACCAATTCGTATCGTTGGCCCAAAGGCCCGGAATTGCCTGATAATAGGTCAGCGTGTGGTCTGTTTCCGTTTTGGTCGAATACAGCGACCCGCCCGCAACGAAATAGCCGTCAACACCGATGTTTTTCAGCGTGCGTGTGATGCGCGGCAACGGCTTCAAATCCGTGCCATACGTCAGCGTGATTGTTTCCAGATAGTCGCTGGGAAGCGCCACAACGCCGTCTGCGTCCGTTGTCAACGCTGCGCTCGCCAACATATCATCCGTGCGCAGTTCAGTGTTCAGCGTGCGCTCAAGAAAGCCCAAAAGCATCGGCGCATGGGCGGGCAGGTTGTTTTTTCCCGCAATCCGCGCAGCCTCAGCGACCAGTTCGGAAACATCGTTAATCATACCCGGCCCTCTTTGCTGCGCCACGCCCGATTGTCGCTGTCATTCAACCACCGGCTAATTGCCTTTTGATCGTCAGCCTTTACAGCTTCGGCAAAATAGCCTTGGTTCATCATGGCAACGGGAACGCTCGCAACCTTATGCCAGTCGCCCTTCCAGCCCGGTGATGCCGCGTTGCGCATTGCCGTATTCGCCTCAACCGTAGGATCAACGCTGTAATCCGTGCGAAATGTCATGGAGCCGTCTGGGTTGTGCTTTACCCAAGTGTATCGGCCCATCTGAATGTCGCTATCAAATAGCGACCAATCGCCGTCACGTATCACAGCCATTATTTTACCCGCTGCAAAAGCCCGTTTTCCATGCCGTCCATCGCCTCATCAGCGGTAACTTCGACAATGGTGCCTTTGCGTACGCGGTCGTTGTCATCATCGGTGGGCCAGTAATCGCGCTTCACCATACACAAAACGCCTTGCGTTTGCGTGTTGGCCTTCAAGAGCGCTGCCAGCTTGTCGATGCCTAGGCGTGCGTCGTATTCAATGCCCGCATCATCCAGCTTGGCTTTGATTTCGTCTTTGGTCATAATTTCTCCTTGCGCGGCCAGTGTTTTCGGCCTTTTGCCAGATTCTTTTTGCGTGCTTCAGTGACTTCAGGCGTTTGGCGTCGATTCAAAGCCTGATCTGAAGCAGTTGCCCAGCGGCAATTCTCAGGCGTATAGTCGCCGTCGCAATCTATGCGATCTAGAGTGTGACGTTGGGGGCGTTTCCCCATGTCGTCTAAAAAGTTCTTAAATCCGTCTTCTCCTTGCCATCGGTCGCAAACAGAAATTCCGCGCCCACCGTACAAGTGAAAGTTCGGCATGGATGGAAGCGCGCATCTTTGGCGCATACTTTTCCACGAATTGTAGGTAGGTGAGTTTCTTCGCTCGCCGCTTGGCGTTTGGCGCGAGTGGCCGTGCGTTGCGGCCAATTCATTCCGAGCCTTCATCATCTCACGGTGGTAACACCTGCAAGACGTAACCCTGCCAGATGTAAGACTAAACCCCGAGACTTCCTTTTGCACTCCGCAATCGCAAAGGCAGTTCCAGCGTGCCTTGCTGTCTTTTGAATTGGGCGCTCGGCTTACAACCACCAAACGCCCAAAACGCTTTCCTTTAAGGTCTTTGAAATTATGCGCCATAAAACCCTCCTAGCTACACCGCAGCATAGAATGGAAGGAAAAATAAGGCAATTATTTCAAAGACTACGACACGCTTGCACTAAAAGGCGTGGCTTCTGTGCCGGTCGAAACCAGTGCGCCGGTCACGTTCCAAACGCCATCGGCTGCATCACGCAGAACAACCGTTGAACCAGCCAAGCCGCCAGTTGTCGAGCCGTTCATCGTGATGGTGTCAGACGTTGCCGCCGTTGGGATGACAACACCCGCAGCGTCAGTGGTGACGCCAATTGCGCCCGCCATCACGTCATCCGCACTTGCAACCTGAATGATGTAATCATTCGAGGTAACAGTCGTGCCGACAACAATGGTGAACTCGCGCCCGGTGCCTGTCGCAGCCGGAAGCGTAAGCGTAAGCCCCGCCGCCGCGTTGAGGGTCAGGACGGTGGCGGCATCGGACGCGCCAAGCGTAGCCGATGCCGTGAAGTTCTTAGGTTCATAAGACATATTCAAGCCCTCCTTACGTGCTGGCCGTCAGGCCGTACACGTCAGCAACGACGCCCAGACCTTGTTCGTTTTTCGGCTTGAGCGCGCCCTCACCAATGAGAACAAACTTCTTGGCGTCACCAGTCTTGGCCACTTCCTTGTCCTCTTTGATTTTGCGGAACCAGCCGAAGCACAGATGCTCAGGATCGGTCAGGAACGCATTGCGCGCCAAAGCCGCAGACCCGGCCATGACACGGTTCGGATGGACCATCACCTTGCCGTGCGGCCCCTCGTAAACGTCAGCATTTGCGACAATGCTGTTGTTTTTGCCTGACGACGCCGCATAGCGGAACGATGCCACATTGCTGTCCGACATGAATGTGACAAACACAGACTTGACGTAAGGCGACACAAAGACGTGCTTGAAGTTCGCGCCGCTCACGTAGCCCTGCTGCATCACGTTATCAAGCAACGCTTTGGAGAACGCCCGCTGGGTGCCGTCTGTTGGTGCAGTGGTCAAGCCCGTGCCACTGTCAAAGCCACCATTAGCCCCGCCGCCTCCACGCGAAGCATTGGTTTCAATCCATGTGGACAAAGAACCGGATTTGCGCGTTGCGCCGCCAACCGACGGGTTTGCCGTGACAATGGAAAACTCCACATCCTTGCGCAGCTCCACACCCTTTTTGAGCTTCTGCTCTTTGGTTTTCAGAACCTTGCCAGCTTCGTCGGTGTATTCCTGCGATTCCGACAAAATGCCGGTCTTGCGGAAAATCTGGGTGTAGTTCCCGTACCGTTCTGGCGCGTCGGTCGCATCGAAGGTGTAATCGTCACCCTCAAGTTGCGCGTTTTCGCCCGGTGCCGCCAAATCGTCAACGGCCCACTCAGGGTGCGTTGTCTTGAATTTGACCTTTTCGTGCATCGAATAGATCGGTGTATCTTCCGGTGTGATCCGGGATACAACGTCCGCCAGTTCTTCGCGGTTTGTGTTCGAACTGGACGTGACGAAGGTGTTGGTTACAACAGCCATTTTATCACCTCATGGTGTTAGGCTCACTCGAAGTCGATATTCAGTGCGTCTCGAAGCGAACCAGTTTGCGATAGACGCTGCATGGCCTTGCGGTTGCTATTCCCCTGCTTACTCGTTCCAGCCGGTCGCCCTTGGCCCTTTTGGGGCTGTGAAAGACGCCGCTTGGCATTGTTGCGATTGTGTTCCGCCTTTTTCCCAAGGGATGCGTAGTGCATCACCTCAAGCATCCGGTCGTCAGTCACGTTCGCAACTTCCTGTTCGGTAAATCCAAACTCATTCACACCCTTGGCGCGAGTTTCCTTCACGAAGTTGACCAGCTTTTCCTGGTTTCCCTTCAAATGCGGAAAACGACGTTCCAAACCAGCGACGTGCTGGCTAATGGTTTGCGAATTGTTGAACTTCTGCGACTCTTGCTTGCTTTCGTTTACCTTCTGGCTCTTTTGAACCAATTGGTTAACCTCTTGCATCGCACGAGCGCGCAGTTCCTTTTGGTATTGGTACTCAGAGGGATTGCTTTGCGCTAGACTCAACGGCGGTTCATCAGGGATTACGCCCTGTAGGAATTGCACCGTTTCTTGCAGCAATGAATTAAGCTGTGCCGACTGCTGCGAATAGAATGCTTCCCGTTTTTGGACGGTTTCACGTTCGCGAGCAATCTCAGCCGTTTTACGGGAATAATCCTGCTGGCGCATCCGCTCCTCTTTCAACTGAGAAAGGGGAATTTGTTCGTCGCCAAGATCAATAACAGGTTCTTCTTCGGCCTCGGGTTCCTCGTCGGGATTATCCTCGTCCGCTTCCTGTTCCGCCTCTACCTCGTCGGTAGGTTCTTCATCCGTATTGCCCTCGGTCGGCTCTACTTCCGTTTCAAGGCTGTCCGTTTCCGGTTCCTCGTCTGGGTCGTAATAGTCGTAATCGGTGGCAATATCTGTCTGTTCGTCAACCATTCGGTTTCCGTCCTTCATCTCAGCAATGTGCTGGTGTTGCCGGTGGCTTATGCCGCCGGATCGGTGCGCTTGCGCTTGGCTTTGCCAGCAGCTTTTGCGGCAAGCTGCGCGCGCACTGATCTAATCGCGTTCGCTTCCATGCTATGAAAGCGCCGCTTGTCATCCTCTCCCGGCCCTGCGGCCAAGACAGTCTCGACCGCGCTCTTTTCAAGCGCGTCGAAAATCTCATTCAACATTTCATCGTTAAGCAAATGCTCTGCATGACCGCTTGGCTCGACTTCCCAATCAGCCAACTTGACCACCCATTTTTATCGGGCTTGTCGTGCCGCGCGGCATGGAC